CGCTCGGCAATTCCAGTGGGAATGGAACCCCAATCACTATTGTAAATGTTGCGGATAATTTCTTTTTCTTCATTGTCTTCGGTTCCTGTATAGAGTGCGAAGGTGGGTTTTGATAACTCTTCATCCGTCATATCTAATTCCCATACACCCGTAGAGACATCCTTTTTTATCTTAAATCTGGAAAATCCATTCGCCTCTAGGATAAGAGAGAAAATACCGATGCCTTCAAGTGTGCGAAATTGACTGTATATCATATGAAGTCCCATATTCTCCGGAGAAATGATATTTTCATACATCATAAGGAATTTAGGACTGTAGGTCATAAGGGCATCTGGGGTTAAAAACTCATTAGCATTTTTAGCAAGGGTTGAAAGTGCCGTTTTTATACGTGCCTCGTAGGTTTCATCTACCTCATCTTTTTGTTCAATGGCCAGTTTTTCCGTTTCATCTGCCAAAAAACGTCCATCGGGGTTATCTAAACGTTCCTGGACGGAGACACCGTCAAGTAAATCTTCGTCAGCACCTTCCAATGTTTCTTTAATACTATCACCGTCTTGGGGCATAGGACGCAAAATGGTTCGTGGAAAGACAAAATTGCAGAAAGCACGGGAGAAGATTCGATAGGTTGAAACAGAATCATCGTATATACCATCTTTACGTGGTTTCTTTCCCTTTTTTCTGGATGATTGTTTTTCCAATTTTCGTTCTTGAACCCGGGCAGCCTCGTAGATACCAAATTGATAGTCACTCATTGGAATTCGTAATACATGTAAATCTTTATCTACGTCGTATGCCGGCATCAATTCTTTTATATCGGCAAAATAAGAAACTAATCCCAGAATACGACGCTGAAATAATTTTTTATTCTTAATTTCACCGGTTTTTACGTTGACAAAATGCTGTTCAAATTCATCTAGATGGTCAGGTAACGCTTTAAATCGATTTACTGAAATACCTCCGCGAATCATATCTATTTTATTTTTTTTTAAACTGAGTTCAAGTTGTTTAATCATGTCCTCATCACTTATATTTGCTGTCGTATCACGATGAACCCCCTTATAACTGCGTCCTTTCACAACGCCCACGAAACCGAAAGGGTTACGGGTAATTTTAAGTTGTTTAGTCGATGGTTTATAATCGACATAATCCACGAGACCTTTCATTTCTGGCGATTGTATAATTTGCTTTATAGTAGCTTCATTCACTTTATCTGTAGTTTTTATATTCAGAGGAATTGTCCATGTTTTAATATATCCGCGCAATATATTGAAGAGGATACCAATTTCATTTGGATAATTTATAATGGGTGTTCCAGAGAGAAGGACAATACGGGCATTTTGTGCACTCATCAAAAATTCGTATAAACGCACGGAGAGAGCATCCGTTTTATTAATTTTATTTACAATACGACTTATAAAATTATGTGCTTCGTCGATAATAACTACCGCATTATCAAATGGATTAATCGTGCCATTATTACTCATTTTATCTACGTGCTGGGTGCGTAGTCCATTGTAGTTGATAAACTGGTATTTATTGCGAATCATTTCATTTAATTGTTTATCTAAACTTCCTTTTTCTTGTGTGGAGAGAGACTCAAAATTGGGTTCTCGTTTAACGTTCACCATCCATGCCCCATCGTTTGCTCTGATAAATTCTTTAGAGAGAGATAAAATATCACTGAGTTCATCCAGCAAGTGTTCATTACTCTTCAATGGAACAAATTTCCAGAATTGGTTTTTTACATAGAGCGGATCACCACATTCCTTTAACTGTTCGATAAAATTTCGGCGAAGTGAAGCAGGTGTCATCACTATTATTTTCTTTTCGGTTTTCATACCTTCTGCTACAGCAATAGATGAACATGTTTTACCTGAACCAAGACCATGATAGAGGAGCAATCCACGATAAGGTGTGTAAAGATTTAAGTAATCACGGACAATTTTTTGATGCGTAAGTAATTCAAATTCTAAAAAGGATTTCATTCCTTTACTACATTTTTGTTCGAGAACATCGACACCTTCTTCAAGTTCAGTTTGCTCTTTCTCCTTTAAAATTTGTTCACGATAGGATGAAAATAGTTTATTGATAAAGTTCACGAATATTTGGCGGTTGTTTAAGTAATATTCTGAGGCACGTACTAACACTTTTGGTTTGTCTACTGGAAGAAGTTCTGGTTTAATAGTTTGTCCAACCACCAACTCTTTTGTTTTTCCCTCAACTACAACATTTAGATTTGGTTTTTTTGAAATCCGAGGTCCCTTTATGATATCAGGTATATCAGGTATAGTAGATATAGTTCCCTTTTCAATACCCACTATTTTAAGACGCTTACCAGGTTTCTTCTTAATTTTTTTGGGTTCTTCGACAGGTTTGGGTTCTTCGACAGGTTTAGGTTCTTCGACAGGTTTGGGTTCTTCGACAGGTTTGGGTTCTTCGACAGGTTTAGGTTCTTCGACAGGTTTGGGTGCTGCTTTACGAGGTTCTCTCATTTTTCTTAATATTTCCTCACGATTAATAATATTCTCTTCACGCTTATCCTTTATTTCAACCTTTTTACGAGGAGCAACTTTAACAGTTACTCTTTCTTTAACTAACGGTTCTGGTTTTCTTTTTAGTTTTTCTAAAAAACTAGCACTCATTTATATTATTATTATAAATAAAATTTAAATTATTTAATACGTAGGTGGAGGAGGTGCTGGAATTCCATTGTTTTCCATACGCTCAGCAAAAAGTTCAAGAATATTTTTATTCACCTTGGGAATGCGCCATCCCTTGTAAAAATTACCTGGTCGGAGAGTAAATTCACCAAAAAGAACTCCTTCGGTTGTAACATAAAAATCAATACGGACAAAAAAAGATTTACTAAAGTTTAGCATTTTACAATAATGCTTCATTAACTCGAGATCGCGCTTAAGAGGAAAAATATCGTAGTTAAAGTTATCAGTCAGCGCAATATCATTCCGTAAATCATACCAAAAACTCTTGATTATTTCGCGCTCATCATCACGGAGAATGATACTAATAAATTCAGCAACTCCGTTAAAAACAAACATCTTGTAGTCTATCAACCCGTGAGGTGTTTTTCGCTCAGGTCCATAATACTCATTTGTGAAATACTTATTCTCTAAAAGTTCCTCAATCATTACTGGAACATTTGCACCTACATCTTCCGTTGATTTCCATGCCATCTCTCGCTCTTCATTATATAAATTGTCTCCATTCCTCAAGCATAAAACATGGATTCCATCCTGACCTTTATCATACTTTACTACACAGTTTTTAGGGAGAACTTCGCATTTTCCAAATTCACCATAATGATAAATTTTGGCAGTAGGAACATTACAAGATAAAGCATAAACATAGGACAAAAACTTGTTAGAACAAATATCGCGAATAGACAGATGTGTTGCTTCATCTGTAGGAATATTTGTTAAACTCATCAATAACTTTGAGAATTTCTTGTTTCCATGAAGGGTATCGCGTTGACGCTTCACATTAAAAATATGACGAATAAAACTATTCTTCATATTTGGGATTTTCTCCACCGGTCCAACATACTTTCCGCTTTTCTGTTTTTCATTTTTATGGGCAGGAGTTCGTGATACTTCAAAAACACTAGTCATGTAATATATTCTAGTGAAAGAGATAAAAATCTAGTTTTTTACTAACGAGTTATAAAACTCTAGAGTCCGGGCACTGCTATCCTCTGTGTTTGTATATTTCGGCATCCAAAAGTAAGGGATGGTATTGCCCCGATTTGGATAATGTTCCTCAAATATCCCTCTATAGTAGCGCTGTTCGGCAGTTTTTGGTGGGTTAGGTATATCAGCATGAAAAGTATATTTTAAAGCAGACTCCGGAATGTTTTCCTGGATGGTTTCGAACCATGCCTTCTTTTGTGAACTAACACCGTCACTAAATGCTTCTTTGGTTCGCCATAATACTTCAGAAGGTAGAAGATTATCACTGGTGAATGCTTCTCGCAAAAGATACTTTTCACACATTTTAAGTTTATTGTGATCGCGAATTTCTTTGGGAAATGTTAAGTAATGCTCCACAAAGGCACGGTCTAAAAACGGAGTCCTGGCCTCCAATCCATGATAGGATATCGTCCTGTCCGAGCGGAGCACATCAAAATAATGGATATTAGAAAGTAATCGCCTACATTCGGCATCAAACTCTGTTGATGATGGGCATTTGTGGAAATATAAGTACCCTCCCGTCAACTCATCGCTTCCATCTCCGTTGAAAATAACCTTTGCCTGACTATGCTCTTTAATATACTTCGCCACCAGGAAATTGCCCACACTTGCGCGGACGGTTGTTGTATCATAACTCTCAATAGCATAAATTACTTCAGGAATCGCGTTCAAAAAATCCTCTTCATTCAAAATAATAGAGGTATGGGATGTTCCTAGATATTGGGCAACCTTTTCAGCATAAACAATATCCTCGGACCCGTTCATACCAATACTATACGTTTCCAGTTTCGATGGGTCATCAAATTCTTGTGCTACCAGTGCTGTTATTAGACTGCTGTCTAATCCGCCAGATAAAAGACACGCTATTGGTCGTTCGGTTGTATCAACACGTTTTTTAACTGCTTTACGCAGACGATGATTTAACTGGTCTAAATATTTTAACAATGTATACTCTGATGGATAAGGTATTTCCATTTTGGTCATAAACGGAAAATACGAATATTTTGACGTTTCTTTTAAACATATTGTGGACTGGGTATCAAGCGTGAATACCGAAAAACTTCCCGGTTGAAACTGTTCTAGTGTTGTGTGTTCTGTTTGTTCTGTTTGTTCTGTTTGTTCATGTGATGCCGCTACTAACGGCGTCAACTGTTTCATTTCCGAGGCAAAACCATAATACTCTTCATTTTGAGATTTTAACATAAATAGCGGTCGCACTCCATAAGGGTCACGTGCCACAAAAACCTGGTTCGATTCTGTATCTACTAGTATAAAAGAAAATACACCATCAATGAGACGAAGTGTGTATTCTATACCGTATTTTTTATAGAGATGAAGTATCACTTCACAATCGGAATTTGTAGTCGGGGTTAGGTTATTTTCGTGATAAAGTTCTCTATAGTTATAAATTTCTCCATTACAAACAAGATAGCATCCTTGATGCTTAATAGGTTGACTTGATAGAGCATCTAATCCGTTGATTGCCAGGCGATGAAAACCTAGTGTGACAGACTCTGTGATTTTAGTTAGAATCGAATGTTCAGGTCCTCGTTGAGAGCCCTTACAAGAGGCGTGGTCCAAATCATTTTGTGAATAGTCATGCTTCCCTAAAATTCCAAAAATCCCGCACATTTCTCTCTCTCTCTGATAATAAAATTAGAGTTAAATTTTAATATCTATTTACTATATATATATTCAATGTTTGGAGTTGTTGATGGTGTTTATATTTGTAATACAGAGAGAACCGAAGAGTTGAGTCGGCGTATGTATGAGCGCAATATTCCCTCGGAACCCCTTAAACCTGCCTTTTCGCCCAGACCAGAGCAAACTAAATTTACGGTTCTGGGAAAAGAAAAACCACAACGCAAGAACATGTGTCACGATATGATGTCTAAAACGTATCCTAATTTTAACCCCGAGACTATTTTCAATCCAGGAAATGCTCAAGCTCCGTGGTATGGATTTGCTTCCAATGTAAATACCGAATCATCGTTACGTAACCAGTTTTTTGCCCTTCAGGATTGCAATCAAGCAAAGTATATTCCTTCTACTAAAAGTGACCTATATGAGGTAAAAGTTACATCGCAATCTATGCCTATGTCTCATCCTCATCCCCATCTCTTTAGAAAAGACGATTTTGAACCTTTTCAACCTAATACTTTAGGAGTTGCAAAACAATTATTTCATAATCATACGCAACAGCAATTGAAGAATTGCTAAGTATATAAAATATAACAAAAGAAAAAAAGAAAAAAGGGGTGTTTATATAATCGTTTTATTTATTTGGATATTTTGGATATTTTGGATATTTTGGATATTTTGGATATTTTGGATATTTTGGATATTTTGGATATTTTGGATATTTGGATATTTGGATATTTAATGCCATAGGACTTCGTTCTTACGTTGATCGTGAATATCGTCGTTCTTAAATGCTAATGTTACATGAAAATCCTTGGGTTCTAATTCCAATGATTTTCTAAATTCTTGAGCTTCATTCCATTCAATCACCATAAAGATGACTTCTTTATTTGTATGAGTATCAAGGAGGCGTCCCACCCCCTTTACTATGGGTTCTCCACCGATGATTATTGATTTTGGATTTTTTCCATGAGGAGTCTTCATGAATCGTGTTTTCTTCATTTCTGATGGACTTATGATAGTAGTGTAAAAGTCATTTTGTCCCCGAGATATTTCATAGAATAATCGCTTTACTTTCAGTTCATCTACATTTTTGTGAATTTCCTCGTTTTCAAGAGATTTTATTCCGGCTTCAGTTAGATTGGAAGAACGAAATTTCAGTGTCATAGAATCGATATTGAATCCCATCTTACCAGAAAGATCTGATTGAGGAACCATGTTCAACCACTGTTGAATTTTACATGGTTCTGTATCCACGGTTAATGCGGTCTTTGTATGAGCAACAAAGGATGATTCTGCTGACTTTATGGTCTTGGCAATAACATCTTGGCTAATAACCTTAGATGTAAGAGCACCTCGTGCCTGAGACCGCGCAAAGAGAGTGCTACACGTTTCTGCCCGTTGTGTTTCGCTAGTGTTAAACCACAATTCAGGACCCACAATCACCGGCAAATACACTGCCCCCAAAACATCTGCCATTGTAGCATACAGAGTTCGATGTTCTGGATGTATATTTGTATTATCCACCACCACATTTAGTCCATCATAATGAACCGCATCAAATACAGTCTGGCGACATTTTTTGTGTGCCTTTTCCAGATTTGCCATATTGAATACAGGACCGATATGTTTGTCTGCCGAGGCATCCATAAAATCACCCCTTTTCATAAGGATTTCTGTTATCCATGTCTTGCCAAAACATTGAGGGGCAATAAGTAATACGATAGTCCTCTTTCCATTGTCTTGGTTTTTAGCAACATTCATCTTGATGGTATTGATGGCAGTCTGACACGCATTCCGAATTGCCATTTCAGTATCCGAAAGAGTTGTTTTTTCCAAGGCAGGTTCAGAACGTTCATCCCTTATACACGATTTCATATTTTGGATAACTTCATCCACTGAGGACACGCGCACGATATTCTCACATGACGATGTCGTAGCAAGTTTATCTTGTTGCCATTGAAGAAGTTTTTTCGGTTCTGTTTCTGTTAAATTAAATTCGTATACACGTGCCATAGATTCATCTGGTTTTGTTGGAATAG